AAGTTGAAGGCCCATGACATCCATGCCTGTGTACTGCAGGCCGCCTACGCGACCAATGCTGTTCTGACCAATAACGCCGTTTGTGGTGTAACCAAGGATTGGGCGCTTCGAGCCGTCAAGCTGTGAGCCCAACTTTTCCCAAACATCTGGTGACACGCACAAGTGAGTTGGGAAGTAGTTGCTGTCCTCGGTGATTTCGCGTGCTGCGTCATACAAAGAGCTGATCAGTGAGGTTGGGTCGTTAGCGGTGACAGTCCATGTTGAGCCTGAGGCTGTTTTACCACTAACCAAGTTGTCAGCTGCGATGTTGTCCGTTGCAATGAGGTACTCACCAGCAAGGTCATTGAGGATGAGGTTCATAGATGCAGGGTCTGTGAAGTCCATGTCTTGCATTGTCAATGTGACCTGACCAGCGACAGTTGTTTTGGTAACTGTGTTTGAAGCAATGACCATGGTGGTGGCGCTTACTGCGCTGCCTTCGGTTTGTGTTGCTGCACTGGTGTGGGTCGTGATTGTTGGGCGCACGAAAGTCTTGCTTGGGGTGTTTGGCATTGAGCGAGCACCAAAAGCCGAGACAACCGGGCGGACAAAATTTAGGTCTTGAAACAGGGGGCCCAAAACGGGGACTGGGAGCAATCCAGGAGTGTCAGTTGTAAGCACATCTCCTGCAGCTGCTTGGAGTGCTGTCTGCTGATCGCGTACTGCTTCTTTAAATGCTGCGTTTACATTCTGGAAGGTGTCGCCACCTGCGTGCATAGCGGCAAGGTATTCGCCGGGTGTTGGCATAGCAAACTTGCGCTTTGGCTGGGCAAAAATAGACGATGCTTCGATGACTTCTGGGGCTGGTGTTTCTGACACTGGGTTCTCCTGTGGTTCGGTAACTTCAGGCTCATCGGGTGCCGTTTCTGTATTATTGCTCAAGTCATCCTCTGATGTGGGGATACTCGCTGCAACATCTGTGATGGTAGCACCGCTAAAGGCTGGCTGTGGTACAAGTGACAACTCCATCCAGTCGGCTGCTTCCACGATCATAACCCCATCTTCGTTGTACGAAAACTTGGTGGGGTTTACGCCTACTGAAACTGAGTCCAGTACGCCATCGGCTGCCAAGACTAAAGCTTCATCGCCAAGGGCTGTGGTTGAAACTTTGGCTGTGAAATACATGGCTTCTGGGCTGTCGGCACGCTCGGTCACAAGGCCGATGGCTTGGGTTGAGTCGTGGCTCATATAGAGCTTTGGGGCTTTGCCGTCTGTGGGCAGTGAGCCCGGCATGAAGCTAACAACCTGACCACCTGAGACTGTGGCTTCTACGTTGTATGGCAAGGCAATGCCTGTAATGGTGCGTTTAGGGCTGCCATCTTGGGCGGCATCTACGCTGAATGTTGAGCTAGTAAAACGCATCATGCTAGGGACTCCTGAGTATTTTCTTGTGGTTCGGTGTCGGGCATTTTGTCGGCTACATAGTTTTCTTCTAGATAACTGTCTGTATCAAACTTTACATAGGTGCCACGTGGCAGCACGTTATTCATGCTCAGCGTTGAGGCTATGCAATCGGCGTAAGGTTTAACACCAAAAATGTAGAGATCAGCGCGTGATTGCTCACTGCTGGTGTAGGCATAAGCGCCAGTGGACACGCCCACAAGGTAAGGGGGAACACCACATAGGCGTGCCAAATCTAGGGCGCTGTATTGGGCTGACTCAATCATCAGCATCTTGTCAGGGGTGGCAGTGCTGGCCTCATAGGTTAGGAACTCATTAAGTACTGCGGTCTGGCTAGTCAATCGAGCCTCTTGAAAAGCTGCGCCAATCTCTGACAACTCTTGTGCGCTTAACGGTTCGCCGCCAGTCTGTTTCAATACGCCACTAGGCAGACTGCTTTGCGCGTTCTTAAAGCGAGACTGCTCTACCTTTAGCGCTGTGTTAATGGTCTGCTCAGAGCTGTAAACGATGCCTTGAATAGGGCTGAGGAACTGCACAATATTGCGATAGTCAAGATCATTGCCAGCAAAGCTGATGGACTTAGACGGGTGAAAAAACACTGGGCCTTGCTCATCCAAAGTAGTTATAGAGCCAGCGGGCAAGCGCTGAAACTTGCTAGGAAAGCCGTCTTGTGTGCGCTCGGTAATGTACCAAAAGGCACGACCATAGAACAATAAGTCGTCAAGAGTCCAAGCCATCAGGAAGTTAAAAGTAACGGCTGGGTCTGGCTGGCGTAGCCAAGACCTAGGGGCTAGTGGTATTTCTTCCATTTCGCCTGTGGCATCGTTAAACATTTCGCCGTACATTTTCAACGGCATACAACCAATGACAGAAGCCAGCAAGTCACGTGATCGAGACACAGTAGCAATGGTCATAGCGCGCTGACGCGCTGCACCCTCTTGGTAGTTATAGAAGTTGTCTATCGGGTTTTTGCTGATGCCTGCTGGCGCATACCCGACAGCGGCCTGCACTGATGGCGTAGAAATAGCGGCCTTAGTAACTGGCTTATTGAAAATACCCATAGCGGTAGTATGCCACTTTCTGCCGGGTGTGTGTGGTACTGCCCTGCTCATCCCGACAACGCCCAGAGCAGTACCAGAAATAGTTTAGCGACTGACTACTACCATCATTGGCTTACCAGCCTGTTTAGGTCGAGACGCTAAAGCGGCAGCCCAAATAGTGCAGCGAGCCAACTCAATCGGCCCGGGCGAACGCTTACTGCTCAACGCCAACTGGTTGCTCTGCATAATTGCCACTGATCTGTTCATATGTTCAGCAAGGTTTTGCTCACCTTGGTGCACCAGTTTCGCATCGTTAATCTGTGCCCTAACCAGTGATGTGTAGCGCAAAAGTTCGCCATAGCCGACCACTTTTGTGCGCCTAGTTAGTGGCAATGGCACATGATGTTCGAGCGCTGGTGTGACAGCCAGCCCCAACAATGGGTGAGCCGCGCACGCATCCATCATGGCCTGCTGACACTCGGCCAAGGACTGAACGACAAACTCAACAGACACGTGCACCACGCCGACATCATCTACAGCTGCCCGAACAGCGACATAACGCGACCCGTCAAGACTTGAATCGCAAGCCAGCCAGCCATTATCGGGGCCTTGAATATCTGACAAGCAAGCATCCCACTGACCGGGCAAAAGCCATGAGTCGTCAGCATTGACAAACTGATTTAGCGACCCACGTAGAAAGGATGACCTATCTGGGTGATCAGCGTCTAGTAGCAGTGACTCAAGTTCAAGGGTAATTCCTAATGCAGGGTTAGCCCAGCCCCACCAGCGTGTATCCATCACATCAACACCCGGCGGTGGTGACCATTCCGCAAAGTAAAAACTGCCTTGGCGTTGCTCGCCTATCAGCTGCAGCCCTTGCTCTCGATATCGGAGCATTGCAATAGAGGACTCAGTGCCAGCAGTAGAAGTCATCATCATTATTGGCGAGCCCCCAGCGGTGCGAACATTGCGCGCCTTCATTGTGGGTCTAAGGCTGTGGGCCAAAATCTGATCATCAACTGCATAGATTTCGTCTACCCAAATTAGGTCACAACTGAGGCCCATTCCTGCTGATGGTGTAGCGGCCTTGACCAGCCAGCGCGACCCGTCCGGCATCTCACAAGTGTTACGACCATAAGCACGTTTCAATGTCGCACCAAAATACTCAGCCAAAATAGGGGCCACAATCTCAAACTGGCGCACAGCAAGCGTCAGCTCATGCGCTGAGTTCACAACGGTCTGAGGCTTGCCACGCAACTTAGCAATAGAAGTCATCCATGCCCCTAGAACAGCCTGGCCAAGTACCGTCTTTCCACACTGACGCGCCACCGAAATTAAGCCAGCGCGGTTAATCAGATCACCGGTATCAGGATCAGACTCAAACAAACCCTCAAGCGCATAGATCTGCCAATCCATCAACTCAACCTGCATATAAGTGTGGGCGAAGTCCACCACCAACTGTGCATAGACAGAGTTCCCTTTTCGCACAGTTTCCAATCGGGGCTGAACCCTACCCACTCTGGAGTAGTCCGTCAGGTCTTGGCCAGTTACCGCCAGTTCGCTTCCCTTCGGGGATACAGAGCGTAAAGGCTTGCTCGGGTTCTC